GATCCATTTTTATATATTGATACTATATAATTTCCAGAAATATTGTTAAATTCAATAGCTAAATCTACTTGGTAATATCCAGCTACTGTGGGAGTAAATCTATAATTTGTAGCATTATCATAATTAGAGTTAGTATCCCAATCTTCTACATTAAATTGTATTTTTGTCCATGTGCTTGTAGAAATTGACTGTCCGCTATTTTTAGAAGCTCTAAATGTTGGAGCTGCAGTAGCAGCTTGTACTAAGTTACCACCCAAAGTAATGTTAGAACCTGATACAGTAATCATGTCCTTAGTAGTAGCACCCGCCACACCCTGACCAATACGAATAGTGCCATCAGGTACTGAAGGTTGGTATATGGTAAAGTTGTTAGACGCTGTTCCGTCTTGTCCGATTTGAACATTACCGCCTTTTATTGTTCCGCCACTCATTAGTTAGCTCCTAGTTGTTCGTCTGTTGGACGTGGTAGTGTTGGGTGATCCCATTTAGCTATGTAGTCACCTTTGCCGTCTGAATCGTTTTGTAAAATAATAACACCAGATGCAAAATCAAATGTTGATAGCTCTGGATAAATTGCTATAATTTTTTCATATAATGACATTATGCGCTCCTTGCTAAAAAGCCACTTAAAGTAGGGTATTCACCGCTATTTGCTAATAAAGTTGGAGTTCCACTTCCGCTTACATATGTATATAGTTCCATGTAATCTGTTGTTCCATTCATATAAATTAAACCAGGAACACTTGTAAATACTACAGAAGTACCCGCACTAAATGGCAAATCTGACCCTCTTAATGCTTGAGAATTATTTTTCCATAGAGCAAGAATTACTCGCGTTAATGTAGATGATGATTGAACCGCAACAACGCCATTAAATTGATAATATCCAGCAACAGTTGGAGTAAATCTATAATTTGTTGTTGGATCAAAATTGTTATTTGTGTCAAAATCTTCTCCATTTAATGCTATTTTTGTCCATGCATTAAAAGAAACTACTTGGTTAGTTGATCTGTAAGCACTAAATGCTGGATTAGCTGTTGACGCATAGGTTATTGTAGCATTCGTAATTGTTGGTGTTGCAATTGTAGGTGTTGTAATTGTTGGAGAAGTTGCCAATACCACAGAACCAGAACCTGTAGACGCAGCAAAGTCTGCAGCTACAATTGTGCCGTCTTGTATTAGATTAACTCCCGTGGTTCCTGATACTGTAGTGGTCATGTTTTCTCCTTAAACTACTGTCCATGTTGCGCCTGTGTTAACAGTCACGGTAACACCGTCGTTAACTGTGATAGGCCCTGCTGTCATCGCATTCTGATTTGTCGAGACAGTATAATCCTGTGATATAGTGGTATCGTTTTGTACGAAACCTGTGCCTGCTACTACTACGGTCATGTTGTTGCTCCTTCATCTGCTGGCTCTGGTGTATTTCCTTCGGCGAGCCATGCTAAATATTGTTGGTAATCTGTATTGTCATCTACCATAGGAATATTTGCTCCATCTGATAAACGAATAACAAATGTTTTTCCAGAAAATGTTTTATGTAATTTATAGTTTTCCATGCTATAACTCCGCTGAAGCTGTTAAAAATCCAGATAATAAATAAGAATATCCTATGGTAAATGAACCAGATTTATCAATATTAGGTTCAACATATAATTCAGAAACTTCTCCACTAGTTGTTGCTGTTGCAGTTACCCAACCAGCTCCACCAGCTAAATACACTAGCCAAACATTATTTGTTCTAGGTGTTGTTATATCTGTATTGTAATATGTAACAGTAGGTATAGTTCTCATAGGTTGAGGGAATATAGTAAAATTTCTCATTGCTCCAGTTTGAAAAGCTAATCCACCAGGAACTCCTATACCTCCTTGATATGCAGTATTATTTGCTACAGCTGTGCTTTGATTAAATGTTTTATAAAAATATCTTTGACATAATTGAAGTTCAGTAGTAAAAGGTCTCCACTCAAACGCTGATGCTACAGAGCCGACTTCGAGTTGGACACCAGTAACATAAAATGTAGCGCCATTAGTGCCTACTACTGATGTTGCACTAGTTGCTGATAATACACTAGATCCAGTCCATGCTCCAGCAGTTCCACTATTAGTTGATCCTACACCTAAACCTAATATCAGTTGAAGTCCTGATGTATTAACTGTAGTCCATGTTCCAGATGTTGGTCCAGCAATAGTTACAGTTTTTTGTTCCCATGTATTTGCTGACGAAATACTATAAGTAAATGGGTATGAGTAATTAGCTGCTCCATTTCTTATAGATCCACCAAATGTTCCAGTTAGTGATGATCTAACCCAAAATGAAATAGTTATAGTTTTAGCACTTGCTGTTCCCCATGCAAAATCACCTATATTATAACCTTCTATATTTTGCACAAAACAAAAATAATCACTTGATCCTACTGTATATGCAGATAGAGAAGTTATACCAGCATAGTAATTAAACCCAGCTGGTGGTGTTACAGAACCAGCATTTTGTTGAACAGAGAATTTAGATGATTGAGAAATATATACTTGAAACCTATCTAAAGTGTATTGTCCATCAGTTGTTGGAGTTAAAGACGCACCAGCATTACGTTGATCTATCACCATAGTGCCATTGATAATTCTATTCTTCATTGTATATGGCGTCATGTTCACACCATTCAATGTCGCTGTACCTGTTATCGTTGGGCTTGTAAGCGCTTGACCTGAAGCTGTGGTAACAAGTGTGCCATTAGTTGTAGGCAGAGTGAGTGTGGTCGTTCCCGCGACATCAGGTGCGTTAAGTGTTACGGTGCCAGATGTATTTCCTGCTATAACTACTGATGACATTAGTTTGCTCCTTGTTCGTCGGCTGGAAGTGGTTGGTTACCTTCTGTGAGCCATTTTAAATATTGTTGGTAATCGGTATTGGCTTCATCAAATGGTATAAAAACATTGTCTGATATTCTTCTAACAACTGTTGTTGTACCTAAGCTATTTAACATTAATTGATATTGTTCCATTTTATAACTCCGCTGATCCATTAATTACTCCAGCACTTATGCCAAATACCGCGGCATATCCAGCTGTTAATCCTGAAGACACATTTGTTCTAAATGTTAAAACATCTGGTAAAGACGCATCTTGTGCAACAATTGAAGTTACAGAATAATTACTGCCCGCAACTTGCAAATAACTTGAACCTAATGTTGAAGATAACGATGGCGCTGATCTCATAGTCACTCTTAAAGAAAATTGAAAGTCTGCTGCAGTACTTGTTCTACAATGCCCAGTAGTCATTACAGTGCTTCCAGATACTGTTTGATAATACCTCTGACATAATTGTAATTCAGTAGTAAATGGTCTCCACTCAAATGATGTAGCAGAAGAACCTACTTCTAGTTGGACACCTGTGATGTACCATGTAGCGCCATTAGTACCAACTACTGATGTTGCTCCTGTTGCTGAAAATAAAGAAGTATTTGAAACCCAAGAACCCGCTGTTCCGCTATAAGTTGAGCCAACACCAAGACCAAAATATAAACCAATACCTTCTGAATTAGTTGTAGACCAAGTTCCATCTGTGCAACCAGGAATTGTTACAGACACTTGCGTCCATGTATTAGCAGATGAAATGGTATATGTAAATGGGTATGCTCTATTTTGTGATGCATTTTGAAGCGATCCCCCAAAGGTTCCAGTTAATGAGCTTCTTACCCAAAAAGACAAAGTAATTGTTTTGGCATTAGCCGTTCCCCATGCTAAATCAGCCATATTGTAACCTTCAATTCTTTGAGATACTAAAAAATAATCACCAGCTACTACACTGTAAGAAGAGGAAGATGTTATGCCTAAATAATTAGAAAACCCAGCAGGAGGTGTAACTGAACCAGCATTTTGTTGCGCAGTTAATTTAGATGCTTGACTTCTAAAAATTACAAAGCGATCTACTGAAAACTGACCATCTGTAGGATTAATGCTAGCACCTGCATTACGCTGGTCAATAACCATTGCACCATTGATGATACGATTCTTCATTGTGTATGGAGAAGATGTCACACCATTGCTTGAAATAGCGCCTGTAACAGCTAAGCCTGTTGATGATATGGTAGCTATAGTAGCGCCATTAGCTTGTAACGCTAACTGACCACTAGCGTCTGCTGTCGATTCTAAACTTCCAGACCCTGTTGATTTTGCGTTTATGGTTGATGCCAATTTATTCTCCTATAAAACTAACCAGCGTGAGCCACTTGGTACGGTCACTGTCACGCCACTTGATAATGAAACAGGACCTACAGACGATGCGTTGTAGCCTGATGCGATTGTATAACTTGTTGCTATTGTAGCATTATTTAGCATAATTCCGTTGCTTGCGGCGACTTGAGAAGCTTGTAAATCACCTGTAGACGGCTTGTATAAGTACTTAGCATTTGATGTGTAAATCGTTGTTGGTGTACCTGTTGTCGCTGCGGCGAACAATGGATACTCATAACTTGCTGTCGATGTATCGTTTGAAATCGATGCGCCAGCAGCCACTGTTTGGAATGTAGGTAATGCACCTGCACCGTTAGAGGTCAATACTTGACCGCTTGTACCTACTGATGCGACTGATTGTACAGCGCCAGTTGATGTTGTACCGCCACATAAAACAGCATAAGATGTGAGTGATGTAGCTCCTGTACCGCCACTCGCTACACCTAATGTGCCTGCTAATGTAATAGCACCAGTTGTAGATGTTGATGGTGTTAAGCCAGTTAAGCTTGTTTGGAATGAGGTTACGCCACCTGTATTAGCTTGCCATGAAGGAACACCGCCTGATAGGGTTAGGATGTATCCGTTTGTACCTGCTGCTAACTTAGATAGTGTGTTTGTCGCTGATGCATAGATTAAGTCACCAGTCGCATATGTAGAGAAGCCTGTACCACCATAACCAGAACCTAATGTACCTGCAACAGTTACAGCGCCTGTTGTTGCGCTATTTGGAGTTAATCCTGTAGAACCAAAGCTTATTGAGCTTACATTGGTTGTAGATGAGTTAGAAGCTAATAATTTAACAGTACCAGTATTGTCTTTATAATAGAGCTTTCCGTCGGTAATATTAATGGCTAATTCACCGTCAAGCAGATTACCTGATGTCGGTTGATTAGTAGCTGTGGTGCTGTAATACAGCTGTATTGGGGTGTAGCCCGTTTGTGCCATTTTAGAAAGTTCCTCCTGAGATACCGCCAGTAGATGTTAACACACCTGTTGACGGATTAAACGATAATTTTGTGGATGTAACCTTGAGCGGTAAGTTGCCTGTATTGGCTGTTACCCATACTGGATACATAGTCGCATTAGTAGATGCGTCATTCGTAATTGCTGAATTATTGGCATTTGTTGCTGTACCAGCAGTCGTTGCAGAACCTACAGAAAGGGTAGATTGCGCTACATATTGTGGTGCAGTACCTGTTGATGTCAATACATAGTCTGTAGCACCAATAGCAAGCTTAGTGATGGATGTTGTACCATTAGCGTAAAGGATGTCACCAGTAGCATAAGTCGTTAATCCAGTACCACCACTTGAAGCGCCTAAAGTACCTGATAATGTTACCGCGCCTGTAGTTGTTGTAGATGGTAGTAATCCAGATAGGGTAGTTTCAAATGATGTAACACCTGTTGCTGGAGCAGGTTGCCATGATGGTAAACCGCTGTTAACAGTTAAGATGTAACCGTTAGTACCTACACCTAGTTTGCTTAGAGTAGTGCTACCGCTAGCATAAATAAGATCACCAGTAGTATAAGAAGTAAGTCCAGTGCCTCCATATCCAACTCCTATTGTGCTTGCGTTCCAAGTACCCGCAGTTAATGTACCAACACCTGTAATTCCTGTGTATGATCCAGAAATGTAGCTAGAACCAACAGTACCTGATGTAATTTGATTGCCGTCGATTGAAATGCTTGTGTCAGATAATGATGTTAATTGACCTTGAGCATTAACTGTCGCGCTTAATGTTTTGTTTGATGCTCCATAAGAAGCCGCTGTTACACCAGTATTTGAAATATTAAATGTTGTTAATGGGCTTAAATTTAAACCAGTACCAGCTTGATAAACTTGTGTAGAGCTGATTTGTGTAAACGTAATATTTGTTACGCCAAAAGTAATAGTGCCTACGGTATTACATACATAAGTTTCACCAGCACCCGTGTTACCTGATGTCACAAAGAATGCAGAGCCTTGATCTAAAGAGTTAGGACTATTAATTGCATATGTATCAGCATCTGATGTGCGAGTAAGCACCCAGTTTGTAGAACCACTACCTACAACAGAAACTTCATACACGCCATTTTCATAAGCGTTAGTTTGGTTGTATATTAAAACTCTATCGCCAATAGAAGCTGTTGGACCATCTGGAGCAAACGCCGATTGTGTTCCAGCGTTAGTAAGCGTAGCACCTACACCTGCAACACCGTTGCTATAAGTTGCTGTTAAATTGCCAGTAGTGTCAGGTACTTCATATTTAACGGGTGTATGATAAGTAATACCTGAAGTAACTTGTGTATCTACATACTGTTTAGTAGCTAATTCAAGTGCTAGTGTTGGATTTTGTGTAACAGTAACTGTAGTTAATCCACCTAATGTAGTTGCTGTGCCACCCAAAGCAACGTTTGTTGTACCAATAGTGACTGAACTATTAGTTAACGATGCGTTAGCAATGTTTGATAATGTGTTTGTGTTTCCATCAATTGATTTATTTGTAAGAGTGTCTGTGGTAGCACGTCCTACTAATGTGTCAGTTGATGTTGGTAATGTTAATGTACCTGTATTTAGAATGCTTGATATTACAGGCGTTGTAAGTGTCTTGTTAGTAAGTGTTTGAGATCCGCTAAGTGTAACTACAGAGCTATCAATAGAAATAGTTACTGGTGCAGAACCGTTGTAAGATGCGCCACCTGTTAAACCTGTACCAATGGTTAATGCATTAGTTGCGGTTGCAGTAACGGTTGTTGATCCGCCCAAACTTACAGTATTACCATTAATTGTGATTGAACTATTGATTAATGATGAGTTACCAATGTTTGATAGTGTATTGCTTGAACCATCAATTGATGATGTTGAAATAGTTGTACCAGCAATAGTACCACCAGTAATAGCAACAGAACCTGCATTCTGTGTCGACATGGTACCCAAACCAGTAATGTCTGTATTTGGAATTGTTGCGCTTGCTGTGAATGATGCAGTGCCATTGCCTTTTACATAGCCTGTAAGGGTTGTAGCACCAGTACCGCCGTTTGCTACATTAAGTGTACCACCAAGAACAACACTACCAGTTGTTGCAGATACGGGTGTAAATCCTGTTGTACCTGCTTCCCAAGATGTTACGCCACCGCCTACAGCGAATGGAACCCATCCTGCATTAGTGTAGCCTTCATATACGTTTGTATCTGTGTTGTAACGGAATTGACCTTCTGTTGTAGCTAGCGGGCGATCTCCAGTACCACCTTTTGGAACTTGTATGCTTTCATCACCAGGTATAACTGGGTTATCAGCAATACTTACTACGGGTGTAGTAGAAGGATTAGCAACATCAATTTCATTTGGAGTTCCTGTAACTGATGTGACACCTACAATGTCAGTACCATTAGAAGCTAATGTAATACGACCTTTTGAATCAACAGTAATGTTTGCGTTTGTGTAAGCACCAGGTGTGACTGCGGTGTTTACTAAATCAATAGTAGGATCACCAGCTGATCCATTTCCATTGGTTACGCTAATGTTTCCTGCGGTTCCTGTAATGATGCGTGGATTTAATACTGAGCCATCAGAAGCTACAATACCTGCACCACTTAATTGAGCTAAGCTGAGAGGTAATCCTGACAAACTAATAGAAGGATTAGCTGATACACCATCACCATTAGATACTGATAAACCTACAGTACCTGCAGTAATTGTTCTATTTGCAAGTGTAGAAACACCTGTTTTAGCTACAAGACCATTACCTAATGCATTGAAATTAGCTATAGCACCTGTTAAACCTAAAACATAATTAGATTGCGCGCCGTTATCAGTAAGTGTTAAACCTGAGCTTGTAGATAGGTATCTGCTATTTGCTAATGAAGGTTCATTGTTAACTGTAATGAACGTTTGTGTTAAAGAAGGGCCTGATGTAATAGCGCCTACAGTTGTTTTAACGGTAACACCGTTTTGAACTATAGGTACCGATTCCGTACCAGTTAAGGTATTGGCGTTAGGTAATTGGGTTATCTGTACATTTGCCATGTTTTAAGGACTCACGGTTAAGTTATCGAGGTTTCCATTGTCTTCAGGATCTTGTGTGTTTTGTTCGGGAGAAATAACATAGTTACCGTATGCTCCAGTAATTAAGCTATTATCTTCTACAGCCACACTCACATCAGGACGTGGAAATCTTAAATTAATTCTTTCAGTTTGTCTTGCAGGAAGTCTATAAGGATCTAATTGATCTTTACATCCTTGACTGCAAACTCTTAAGCCTGGAAAATTTGAATCAGGCGTAAGATCAACAAAAGCTCTTTTCATCTTGCATCGATCACATACCGCAATCGCAAGACTTGCCATACCTTCTGTATCTAAAAATATAGGCATTATTTTGTATAAACACTAATATTAGGCGCCCAATAAATTGGAGATTTATCTCTTTCTTCTTGTTCTGCCTCATTTAAGTATTGAGAAGCCATTCTTTCTAAGTATTGAACTCTATCCATAGGCACTTGTGGTAATTCAAGGCTCAATCTATGAGCTAGGTTCATAACAATAGCTTCAAACCATCTTTGTGGTATTTCTAATTCGTCTGTTAGCGCGCCTACATCCATAATTTGTCGTGAATACCATACAGTCATTTGAACGAATGGATCACTTGGAGTTGGCCATAAATAAATTGTTGGTTGTGGAATTGTTCTATCAAACCAAAATTGGTATGGTTGATTTGCTGTAAAATTTTTATTAGGTAAATTTGTGTAATCATCGCGATTTAGACGTGACATTTGAATTTCACGGCTATTATTTCCAATATACCATTCGCGAACAGCTAATGTTGTTCCGTTATAACCACGCACTCTGTAATACTCTACATCTTGACCTGGATCGACATCAGTCCAAATCCATTGTTGATCAGTCACAACAACTTCACCTAAATCTTCTAAAGTATTCCATGTGATTCCGTCAGTAGAATATTCATAAATTAATGCCCAAGTAGCGCTTCCTCCGCCTGCTACATAAGGCATAATGCCAATAGAACCAGCGTAAACAGGGTTATCTGTGCCAAAAAATACTGAGAAATTACCATTTGCAGAACCTTGAACAGCGTATGTATCTATGTTGTTGTCATAGATATTAGCTAGATTACCTGTAGTGATAGCAACAGAAGTTGAATAATCACCGCTAGGACGATTCATTGTGCGATAAAGCACATTTAATGCATCATTTGCACCAACAGGAAGATTATAAATATATTTGTTTGGTGTTAAACCAATAACTTCTTTATTAATTGCCCAATATTGAATGCCAATATTAATTAAGCTTGATAAAAAATAATAAAGTGATTGTCTTGCGGTAAGCTGTTGCTCAGAAGTTAATTCCTCAGCAAGCTTGCCACATCTACGAGCCGCGTGATCAATAATTTCTTGTACATTAACTACTGTGGTTCCTACGGTACCTGAATAAGCCATGTTTTCCCTTTACCAACCTGGACATTTCCAACGTCTTAAAGATGCTTTAGCTCTTGGCGCATCACCACTAGAGTGTTTTACAACACCTGACATGCGTGCACAGAAACTATTTTTTCTAGCGCCTCCTTGAGGTTGCGGTGCCTTAAGGTTTGATCCTGTTTCTCTATTGTACTTTAATCTTCCTTTATTTGTGAGCCCAGCTCCTCGATTGGTTGGG